CTTTCATGATTTATACGGAGAAGCAATTATTAAAACGTTCTTGCCTCCAGTTCGCATCCTCGCTCTAGTTGAGATGATAGATTACAAAAGCGTCTATACTGACAACGTTGGGGTAGATTTTGATGCCAACATTAATGTTCACTTCCACAGAAGACGCTTAACTGAAGACCAAGATGTGTTTGTCCGGCAGGGCGATTTTGTTCTTTATGGCGATATCTTTTATGAAATTGTGGAATTATCAGAATCAAGGCTTTTTGGTCAAATAGACCATCGAATGGAAATAGTCGCTCGTTGCACGGCTGTTAGGGAGGGAACATTTAATGCCATCTAATACTAAAGATCCGAATACTCGTGAAATTACGATGATGCCGTCAACGGTAGAAACAATTGATTATTCCCTATATGACTGGATTAATGAATCAATTAATCCTTTTACCACTACGAAAGACGGCTGGGAAAAAGTAAACGTAAAATGGGTTAGTGGCGAGAGAAGTTGGCAAGTCAAGAACGATAGAGATATAAGGGACGATAGTAGCAGGATTATACTGCCGATGATCACGTTACACAGAAAAGGGATGCAAAAAGACCCAGCTTTTAAAGGGGTAGCGTGGGCTCATGTGCCTATAGTTGGAGATGCTAAAGGTGGTTCTCCGTCACTCACTGTCTCTAGGCGCATAGTACAAGAGAAGACCTCAAAATTTGCCAATGCAACTTCAAACAGGCTTTATAACCAACAAAACTTTCCTTTTAAAAACAAAAGAACTGTTTATGAAACAGCGACCTTTCCTATTCCGGTTTACGTTGCGGTAAACTATACTGTTTCGATCAGGACCGAATATCTACAACAAATGAACGAGATTATCCAGCCATTTATAACTCGTCCCGGTCAAATTGATAATATTTTTCTGACTCGTGACGCACATAAATTCGAAGGCTTCATACAAGGCGATATTTCAGACAATAGCAACGCGGTAAACATGGGGGCAGATAGCAGATATTATATTAATAATTTTGATATCAAAGTTCTTGGATATCTCATCGGAGAAGGTAAAAACGACACAAGACCCAAGATTACTAAAAGGGAAGGAGCCGTTGAAGTAAGAATCCCAAGGGAGCGTGTAATTTATGGCGACATAAATGAGTATTTAAAGAAGGGATTTTATAGAGACTAAAGAGGTTTTCGCCTTTTGTAATACTATTTATTAACGTATACGATCAGAGATGATTAACAAGGAGACAACAGGAATGTCAGACGCTAGAAAATTTAAATTTATTTCTCCCGGTATTTTTCTCAAAGAAATAGACAATTCACAACTTCCCGCAGCACAAACTGAGGTAGGACCAGTAATTATTGGTCGAGCACAAAAAGGACCAGCAATGCGTCCCTACACAGTAGAGTCATTTAGTGACTTTGTAAATGTGTTTGGAGAGCCCGTCGCTGGCGGCTCTGGTGGTGACTATTTCCGCCAAGGTAATATCGCTGGACCCACTTATGGAGCATATGCTGCGCAAGCCTACTTGGACGCAGCCGTTGGACCTATAACCTATGTTCGTATGCTTGGCGAACAACACCCTGATAAAACTACGGGTGGCGAAGCTGGTTGGACTACGACTTTAGACTTTGAAGGTGGTCAGACTGCCCCGCAGGAGAGTCTTGCATACCAAGCGAATGGTGGAGCATACGGTCTTTTTGTTCTTCCTTCTTCCTCCGTTGCCTCTGCTAGTGTTGGATCTGGCTCTTTGGCTGCAATCTGGTACATGGATAGTGGCTCAACTGTAAACCTGAGTGGCAATGCTAGATTTGATTTGCAATTAGGAATTAGTTCGGCTCCTGTGGCTGCATCAGGCTCCGCAATCCTTCTTCAGTCCGATTCTACTCTTAACTTTACAGCCGAAATTCTTGATAGCCTCGGTGGTGTTGCACACAAGACTTCCTTCAACTTTGATCGCAATAGTGACAAATATATTAGAAAAGTCTTTAACACTAACCCAACACTTACAAATAGTACGATTACTGATACCTCTGTTTTAAAGAAGGGCGAAAGCACTTACTGGCTTGGGGAAACTTTTGATTCTTACTTGTTTGAGAAGTTAAACACCACTAGTGGAACTCATTTCGGAATTATTCTGGGCATCGGCTCAGGCTCAGGTCTTCAGACCGCCGCTGGTGGTAATGCTCCTGCTTGGCAAGAGCGTCAGTTTAGTTTCCAAAGCGCAGAGTCAGGATGGATCTTTAGTCAAGACCTTGGGACAAGTCCAACAAACTACGATGCGACCCAAATGACAAAGCTCTTTAAATTTATCGCAAGAGATGCTGGCGAACACGCACACAGATTTAAAATCTCAATTGAGGATATTAAGGCGTCTACAAATGATTTCGATAAATATGGAACGTTCTCTGTTGTTATCCGTAAGGCAAGCGACTCGGACGTGAAGCCAGTTATCGTTGAAAGGTTCTCACAATGTAATCTTAACCCTTCTTCTCCTAGCTATGTTAAAAAGAAGATTGGTGATAGATATGTTGAGTGGGATTACGAAGACGCAAGAATGAGAGAATATGGCGAGTATATAAACCAGTCAGAAATCATTCGTATTGATATGAACCCCGACATCGGCGGTGCAGATGAGAGATTGCTTCCATTCGGCGGCTTCGGACCTATCCGACCATTTGGTGTTACACTTATCTCTGGCTCTGGCGGTGCCGTAGCAGGAGAAAGCGGGATTATTCCAATTGCTGGTAACTCGGGCGTTTCGACGATTGCCATGGATTCTTACGCTGGTAGGCACTATTCATTCGTCGTTGGTTCTGGCTCGATTGCTGGCACCTTCGCAGCAGGCACAAGTGGGTTTACTGGTCGCGGCAACGGCGGCGGCTTTGGAGACAAAGCACAGTCTGGCTTTGCTTCTAGTGTCGCCGGCTCAGGCGACTATCCTTTCACTGGATCAGTATTCTTCCCAGCACCTTTGACTCGACTTTCAGCTTCTGACCACGGTTCAGCCTCTCCAAAAGATGCTTACTTTGGTCTTCAAACAAACTTGTGGTCTTCTGCAAGAAGCTCTACAGCATATGATGACGGATACACTGACTACCTCAGAGGCATTCCGAATGCAGATTCGCCGACCGGAGTTGCTAAAGATACTATTAGTGGAGCACCTGACGGTCTAGAATATTCTTGGATCTTTACGCTCGACGATATCGTTGTACCATCTGGTAAAACGAACGATGCTTACTGGTTCTCGGGATCGCGTAATGGTCACAGAATGGACGGAGCAACAACCGCTGGTGATTCTGTCACCTCAGCTTCTTATTCCGCAGTCTTGGATTCTGGATTCGATAAATTCACTATTCCATTATATGGCGGCTCTGACGGGTTCAACATCAAGGACAAAGATCCGTTTGCTGATTATAGATTGACCCCAAGTGGCACAAGTGCTACTGTAAAAAACAGCGCTGTATATAATACAGTCAAGAAGTCTATTGACAGCCTCAAAGATCCTGAGTTTGTGGAAATGAACATGGTTGCATTACCCGGAGTTGTCAATGAGAACTTAACTGGTCATGCAATTAACGTCTGTGAAGAGCGCGGAGACGCGCTCGCAGTTATCGACCTTAGAGGAGTTTATCAGCCATTTACTGAAAATGCTAATGACTTCAAGAGCCGCGTAACAGCGACTTCTCTCGACGGTGCCGTAACAGCACTCCGAGACAGGAGCATTAACAGCAGCTACGGGTGTGCATACTACCCATGGGTTCAGATTCAAGACACAATTACAGGTCAAAGTTTGTGGGCACCACCATCAGTCGCGGCTGTTGGAACTCTAGCTAGTTCTGAAAGAAAATCAGAGGTTTGGTTCGCTCCTGCTGGGTTTAACCGAGGAGGTTTGACAGACGGGTCTGCTGGACTCCCAGTTACGGCTGTTACTGAAAAACTATCTTCTAAAGATCGCGACAAGCTTTACGGTGCGAATATCAACCCGATTGCTAGTTTCCCATCAGAAGGTATCGTCGTCTTTGGACAAAAAACCCTTCAAGTTACGCCTTCGGCTCTAGATCGGATCAATGTGCGTCGTCTCATGATCTTTATTAAGAAAGAAGTTTCGCGGATTGCAGCAAGCATTCTGTTTGATCAAAATGTTTCTGTAACTTGGCAAAGGTTTACAGGTCAGGTTGAGCCGCTCTTGAGTAGCGTAAAAGTTCGACTAGGCTTGACAGACTTTAAGGTTATTCTCGATGAGACTACAACAACACCTGATTTGATTGATAGAAATATTCTTTATGCTAAGATTTTCTTGAAGCCAGCTAGGGCAATTGAGTTTATCGCGATTGACTTCAATATCACAAGAACGGGTGCAGCGTTCGAAGATTAACAAAAAAGGGGTTGATTTAAGTCACCCCTACTACTTATTGTAGAAGGAGAAAATAAGCAATGGCAGCCACAAAGGGAGGTTTTTGGACCGATTCAACGACACAAGACCCAAAAAGAAATTATAGATTTTTAGTTTCAATTGGTAACATGGACAATGGAGCACAGTGGTTCGCCAAGAGTGTTTCAAGACCTAGCTTCACGGTTGAGAAGACGGAGCATATGTTCCTAAATCATACTTTTAAATATCCTACTAGAACTAAGTGGGATGATATAACTGTTACCTTGGTTGATCCGGTCACGCCTGATGCAGTTAACCAGACAATGCAAATTATAAAAGCTTCTGGTTATGACCCTTCTATTCTGACTACCACCGATTACGGTACCACTGCTACAAAGGCAGCATCAGTTGGAGCCCTTGGGTCTGTTACCATATCGATGGTTGATGGTGTCCATACTGGGGATACGGGTCTTCCGTTCCTTGAGAAATGGACTCTTAACGCTCCTTTTATCACCGGGGTCAAGCTCTCAGATTTAGCTTATGATAATGATGATCTGGCGACTATTGAGTTGACATTCGCGTATGATTGGGCTTCTTGTGAAGTTCGCACCGAAAACCAAATCGAGGTCGCGGTCAACAAACTGTCTGAAGCAGAAGATATGCTTGCTCAGGATAGTCGTGGCTTTACGAACGTTGTGTTCAAGCCATAATCTATATTTAACAAGAGGTGTGAATGTCAAGAAATAATTTAGAGCGTATGGGCGCTCCTCCATCCGAGGCAAGTCCTCCAGCGATGGCTAAGGAAGGTAACCCCCATCTCGCTTTTGCAACACCCACGATGTTTGTGGATTTGCCTTCTAAGGGTTTATTTTACCCAGAAGGGCATCCATTGCATAACGTGGATCAAGTAGAGATTCGTTTTATGACGGCAAAAGAGGAGGATATCCTAACTTCTCAATCCCTTTTAAAGAAGGGTGTTGCCATTGATAGAATGTTACAAAGCGTTATTATAAATAAGTCTATTAAGTTAACAGATATGCTCGTCGGCGACAAGAATGCTTTAATCATCGCTGCTCGTATTAGTGGCTTTGGTGCAGATTATGCTGTTGAGATAACTTGTCCAAGTTGTGGCGAACAAGGAGAGCATTCGTTCGACCTTGATGAAGTCGGTACAAATTCTTGGGAAGATCATGAGAATCTTGAGATCGAAAGATCCGATAATGGAAGATTTACAGTAACCACTCCGAGGACGAATACACGGGTAGAGCTTCGTTTACTTGTAGGGGAAGATGAAAAGTATCTTGCCAAACTTACAGCAAGCAAGAAGAAAAAGAAACTACCTGAGACAGCGATGACTGACCAACTAAAGAGGGTCATAACTGCCATTAATGGAGACTCTAGTCTTTCTCTGATCGAATCATTTATAAATAATGCCCCCGCAATTGATACAAGATATATCAGAGGGATATACAAAAAGGTTGTGCCTAACATTGACTTGAAACAAGAGTATGTTTGCCCAAACTGCGGCTTTGACTCCGAAATGGAGGTGCCCCTGACAGCCAAATTTTTTTGGGCTGAGTGATAAATATATAGAAAATGTTTATGAGACATTTTTTATCTTAAAGCATCACGGAGGGTGGAGTTTTTTTGAAGCTTATAACTTGCCAATTCATATTCGAAATTGGTTTGTTAAGCGCCTAGAAAGACAATTCAAGGAAGAAAAAGCTGAGATGGATAAAATTAATAAGAAAAGGTAAGTTCCCCCCACTTGTCTTATTCTAGGGTCGGAGGTGTCAAAACCTCCGACCTTTCTTTTTTAGCATACTATTTATGTAAAGAGACTATTGTTAGCGGGAGAACAACGGCGATGCTTAACGAAGATAAATTAGAGTCAGTAGTTATAGATCTTACTTTTATGAAGGGCAACGAACTTAACGAAGATTTTATTAGAGCTTTTGGAAACTCGGTAAGGTTCTTCTTGAGGGCGCTACTCGACGAAGACCCGATTAGTATGTTCAAGGGGATCATTAGAGGTTCGCCAAGAGAAGTGAACACTTTTGCTAAAACCATCGGTAGTGAAAAGAAATACATTGAAATTGCTAAAAAATACGGCTTAGACGACCCCCGCACAGCATCTAACCGAGCAAAGCTTATGAAGTCGATTGGTTCTTTCGAGAGAGAGACCGGCATCAAGTGGCCGCTTAAGTAATGCTTTGGAGGCTTAACTAATGGCAGAGACCCCAGACGAAATTAATAGCGTAACAGAAGCACGCCAAAGATCTAGGCAAGCACTTGAAGACGAAAAGTCTGCATTAGAGGCAAAGTATGAAGCACAACAACGCTTAGTTGATCTTATGGGCGAAGACGCTCGTGAGTCTCTAAATCTCCTTACCATACGTCGGCAATTAATGGAAAACTCTATAGAGTCGGCTAAAGTTAATGACGCAGAGGCTGATGAGATCGCTAATTTGACTCGTCTGTACGACGAATTTGCTAATAAGCAAGATCAAAACATTGAACGTCTTACAAATCAGATAAAGCTACAAGAAACATCAAAAAATGTAGGAAAAGATTTGGGTCAGCAGTTAGCTGGAATGATTCCTATAATCGGAGGCAACGCCGATATAACTAACTCATATGCGTCAAAGCTTGCTCTTGCTATAGAAAAAGAGGGTGG